AAATATTGAAGAGTTCAAGGACGTAGTACACCTAGCCTCAAAGTTTCTGGTCTGTGGTCTGATTAGAGCGCACCTACCGTATAAGAAGGTAGAGATGGTGCGTCAAAAGAACAGCAGAATTGGCCTAGGGCTGATGGGTATGCATGAGTGGCTCTTAAAGAGAGGCCACCGGTACGAGTTCAATGACGAACTCAAACAATGGATGAAGATTTATGAAAATGAAAGTACCAAAGCGGCGAACGAACACTGTGACAGATTATTCCTCAACAGACCCAAGGGGTATAGGGCTATTGCCCCCACAGGAACAATTTCCATACTTGCTGGCACAACTTCTGGAGTGGAGCCGATCTACGCAGTTGCATACCGTAGACGTTACCTTACGGATGGAACCAGATGGAAGTACCAATTTGTCGTTGACGGCACGGCGGAATCACTCATTCAAGACGGAATAAAACCGGATGATATAGAGTCGGCTGTCGATCTGGCGGCTGATCCTGAGCGTCGTGTGAAGTTCCAGTTTGAACTACAGAAGCACGTTGATCAGGCGATTAGTTCGACGATCAATCTGCCGGCATGGGATCAAAGTCAAGATAGAGTAGATGAATTCGCACGTGTAGTGCGTAAGTACGCTCACGGCCTGCGTGGACTAACCCTGTACCCTGACGGTAGTAGGGGTGGTCAGCCTATAACCTCAGTTCCTTATGAGGAGGCGCACAGTAAGCGTGGAGTGGTGTTCGAAGATAACAGTGAAGAGCAATGTCTCTCAGGAGTGTGTGGAATATGAGTGAGAAGATTATTCCCACCAGCCGTAAACTTTCTGAACTGAAGGCATGGTCGTTAGAATTCTGCCGTGAGGAAACAAAACTGGAAGAGATCAACGCCCTGTATGAATGGTTTGAGGGGTATCACAAGCGTCAGTTTACACCCAAAAAAGATTCGGTGATCTTATGAGTGAAGAAAAGTGGAAGTCAAAAATAGGCGGCATGAACAGCTTTGGCTATAGGCGCACAGAGGGAAAAGCCTATATACTTATTGGTAAAGCCGTAAACAACCAATGGCTATACATGGATCACTATCCTGAAAGATGGAAGGCCGGCAGGAAAAGTCCGTCGGCTCAAAAAATAATTCGGTCATTGTCACCAGAGCATAAGGCTATTTATGATGCGGTCTGGAAAATCCGACAGGATGAAACATTCCACGATGACGGTGCTATAAACTACCTCAAGGAGATTTTCAATGGGTCTTGATAAGCACCCAAGGATTGAAAGCCGGAAGTATTTGAATTGGGTGGCTACGCTACCCTGCGCCGACTGTAAGGCAGAAGATGGCACCGTAGTGGCTCACCACTTAAAGGGCAGATTTTCACCCTTTTCCGGTGGTGCCGGATGGAAGGCTAATGACTACTTCTCAATGCCTCTATGTTATAAGCATCACACCGATATACACAATGGGGATACCTATCTACTGGACTGGCAGCCCTATTTTATTATGGAAACGCTTGACAAAGCGTTTTACGATGGGTTAATATTGTTTAATGATAAGTGAAAAGGAAATTGAAGATGCATTACAAAAGATTGAGGAGACTGCTCCTCAGTACGCCACTGCGAAGGCTGAATCGTTTCAGTCGCAGGAGTGGAAGAAAACTCAACGCTCTCTACTATATTCTCAGGCAGTCGGTAAGACTGTTGCGGATAAGGAGCATTGGGTTACGATTCAGGCTGCGGTACGCACTGCAAACGAAGGTATTGCGGCGTCCATTCAGAATGAAGAAAGACTACGTTGGGAATTGAAACAGGCTGAACTCAAGATTGAAATCTGGAGAACTCAGCAGGCTTCTGCTCGACTAGAAAGAATGGTATGACATCCTGTCTGCCTAAACAATCCAACAACGTGAGGAACGTATAATGGATATGAAACCTGACACGATAGTGTTATTTGAAAACGAGAAGGACGGGAATGACAAACGCCCGGACTTAACCGGAACGGCTCTCTGGAACGGAGAGGAAATCAAGGTTGCACTTTGGGAGAATGTCTCCAAGGGTGGCAAGAAGTACCTCTCAGGCCAGTTGCAACGGCCTTACAACGGTGCTGCTGCCGGCGGTGATGTCAATCGAAGTGTTGAGGGCGATAACATACCGTTTTGAAGATTGAGTATCACGATGGAGAGGTCATCGAACTTGGGTTTGATGACCGCCTTCACTCCTACAGGATAGAGCCGGATCACGAACTCATTCCATCCGTCACTCAGACGATGGATGTGATCTCTAAACCCGGCTTAATTCCTTGGGCTTTGAAGGAAGGAGTGGACTGGCTTTCAAGCCATTTATTCTATGACTCTGACAGGGATAATTACCACACAAAAGGTGTGGGAATTGATTTTCTCACCAAGGGAATAAAAGGCGCATACAGAAATACTTCCACCTCTGCGATAAATATAGGCACCGTCACCCACTCATGGGTAGAAGGCGCTATACGGTGGAAACTTGAAGGTGGCGACCCACCCCCTATGCCACCTCAGAAAGAGGCTCAGAAGGCAATAGAGGCGTTCAGAGCGTGGGTTTCAGAGAACGAAGTCGAGTGGCACTCAGCGGAGCGCAAACTGTACCATCGAACCCATAAATATGCAGGCACGGTGGACGCTGTAGCGACCATCAACGGGGAGCATTGTGTTATCGATTGGAAGACCTCTAAGGCTATCTACCCTGAGTATTACCTACAGGTAGCGGCCTATGCCAAGGCCATAGAAAACATGGATGGGGTGGACGTAGACTCTGCCTACATCTTAAGATGCGATAAGAAGACTGGCAAATTTGAGTGTGTCCGGTCTGAGAATTTCGAACTGGACTTTGATGCATTCCTTGCAGCCCAACGGCTGCGCCGTAGGCTCAAGGTTCTCAGTAAGAAACGTAAGTGAAGATCGATTGGTATAAAGGTGGTTCATCTAATCATGGATACATTGGAGACTATCGATGTGAACGATTCAGAAAATCGGATGGCTCTTTGTGGTTTCTCCTTTCTTCCACCAAGAAGACTTATCTCTGCTGCAAGGGGCCGTTCGATTCTCCAGAAGAAAGGGATCAGGCAATAGTTAATGAGGTGAGGAAGCGTGACAGAAACTAAAAGGTGTAGTGGCCACAGAGGCTATTGGGAATGCGCTGACGGGTACCCGGATCACATGGTTCCAGTTGGTGAGTTTGGCACATCTAGTCGTGATGGACTTCAACCAATGTGTCGCCAGTGTATGCATCACCGTTTGAAACCCCACAATGCCAGAATATCTGCCGCTACAAAATTGGTTGGCTCATCGAAGATATTTAGGTCTATGACTAAGGAAGGGCGCAAAGAGATTTTTGCCCTACTAGATAGTAATGTAGTAGAAATAAAACCTAAGTTAAAATCTGAATTCGGGAAGTCAACGCCAATGACTAAGCGGGAAATTTCCAATGTTGTGGGTGAGGCGGTACCGGAGGGTTGGGTGTACGTTGTTCGCAATCCAGATGCTCCATACATAATCAAAATCGGTAAGACCTTTCCCAACGGCATACCTGACATCATGTCGAGCGCCAGACGATTTGGTAGGTCTGAATTAGTGGATAAGTTCTGGTTTGAGGAAGCGTACAAGGCAGAGCAATCGATACACACACTATTGAACCGATTCAATCTTAGAACGTTAGGCCACACCGATTGTGGCACGGAACTATTCAAATGCACAATAGAAGAGGCTATGGATGCAATCACTAAAGTTCAATCAGAAAATGATAGGCCAAGCGTCGCTGTGGGCGGCTGACATTGGCAGAATTAAGAATTCGATCACAAAGGGGAGGGGGAACTACGCAGGAAGGCTTGGTGAATTAGCACTTGCGAAACATCTTGGCGTAGAGGTAGAGGATAGTAAGGACTACGATATTATCCATGACGGAAAAAAGATAGAGGTAAAAACTAAACGAAGGGCTGTTGCGCCGCAACCTGATTACACGGTCAACATAGCAGCGACATCCCTACACCAAAAGCCGGATATATATGCTTTCCTAAGCATGGAATATCTTGATCGGGATAGCGGTGGGAATTATAATGATCTCCTAAACATCTGGCTTTGCGGCTACAAAAACGCCGAACAATTTTTCGAAGAGGCTTCATTCTGGCCGAAGGGTACTCCTGACCCCCCGGCATTCAAGACTCATCGTGATATGTACGTGATGAAGATAAAAGATTTAGATAATAAGTTGTAATGCTGTTTCAATCTCAGGTTAATCAGGCTCTCCAAAAGGGTCGCCAGAGGATGAATATATGTAGGTCTTGCGACAGGCTAAATAACACAACGAAAATATGCAAGGAGTGCGGATGCTTTATGCCTGCGAAGACTAAACTTCCTAATGAAGCCTGTCCTATCGGTAAGTGGTGACAGACTTTAGCAATTGGAAGGAGCAGTACGAGAAGGATCAAGAGAACCGAAGGCTTTGTTTCGCTAGGTTCTGTTGGGTAAACAGATACAAACTCACCCCATCCAAGAAGTGTACATGGGAGGAGCGGTTCGAAGAGATGGAGGGTATCAGTTTATCAAGGTATGCAGGGGAACGCATGAGAGAACGCAGCCGGAAGGAAAAGCAATTATCCCGTAGTAAGTAGACTCTCCTTCGTTCTCCCCCAATGAATCATGGCGGTCAAGAGTAGTAGCGATCTTTGTAGTGTCTTCATCTTGCGACACCAACCAACCCACCGACTCCATGACCGGGCATTCTACTTTATCAGCGGTAGTCCAGTCAGAATACTGGATGATATCCCGCCAAGTAATTCTTACTAGCGTTTCTTCTTTACCTTCTGTAGCGGCCCCGGTATGATCCACCCGATCACCATTGGAAGTAATAGAACTAAGCCTAACAGCCATCCGCCCATTCCAACCAATTTGCCCAGAAGCGTGAAGAAATTATCAGGCGCTTGCTGAACAACGGTGTCTGCGGTGACAGCAATTGGCTCACCCTTAACGGGCTTTTCCGCACTCAAAGCAGAGACAGTCGCAGCCGTCAGGCCCGACGCTATTGTCGGTACAATCACACCCCCCGGTAAGACACTCGTTACACCAGCAGCTACGGAAGTCAGCGCCCCGACCTTCAGACTGTTTTTTAATTTTGGCAAACTGCATCCTGCGATACTCAGTGAGAAAAGGACTAGCCAAAGATGTACATAACGGCGATGAGAATTACGACGGCCCATAAAGGTTTCTCCTCAATGTGTTTCCAGATGGTCTTAATTATATTCATATTGTCTCCATTAAAGTGTGAATGATGAACCGCAACCGCAGGAAGATGCTCCCGTAGGTGGGGTGAATTTGAAGGATGGGGCGAATGGATCGTCGTTCCAATCCATGACTGCATCTCCAAGTAGGTCAAGGGAATGGGCATCAGAGTAAATAGTAGGAGAGATCATCGTAGCATCCGTTGGTATGTCTCCAGTGGGAGATAACTTTATTTTGTACCCGGAACATCCTCCAC